ATTCTTCTCGTAAAGATATATCTTTGTTAATAGATCTTTGTATCATTTGAAAGTAAGGATTGTTACAAGTTAAAAAATGTGTTTGTTCCTCATTATACTTATCATTAAAGTTTACTCTTATGTTTAATTTTTTACCCAAAGCTTCGTAATGATGTGGTTGCATAATATCACTTTCATTTAAATTTAATAAATGAAAACAAAATGCATGAAGTGTTTGAAAATATGGAACTTGTTTTTCATCTACACCTATTCTCTCTCTAGCCTCTTTCGCAGCTTTTTTTGTAAAAGCAAAGTAACCTATTTTATGATAAGGTGTACCAGTTCTTACATAAGCATTTACTCTTCTAATTAATCTAAAAGTTTTACCTGTCCCTGGTGGGCCATATATCTTAATAGGTTCTTTCACTATACAATATTTTCTTTATCTTCTATTATTATTTTTTCTTCTGGTATTTCTTCTTTCATTAAATCATCTGCAGGCATTCTTATACATCTGACTGGTGGAAATGATTCTTCATTGTCTCCTTTTGGAAATCTTTTTTGAAATCCAAACTCAGCTTTAAAATGAGTTTTGATTAGAGTCGCAGTTCTTGGTCTATCTTTTGTCCACTCGTTTCTTTTTATCTCTTCATAAAATTTATCATAATCAAAATAATAATACTGCT